ATCCGGTTGTTTCCATGCCGTATCTTGTTAATCAAGCGCAGTTTCTTGCATACCGGTCTGCCATTCGCGCCATTGCGGTAAATCCGACCGTTTCTGTTGTCTGGCCGGATGCGCCGACCGCTCAGTGGGCCTGATGATGAGCAGCGAAACGGAGATGGAAGGACGTCTGCGAACGGTTGAAATGGCGCAAAGCACTCACGAAGCGGTTTGCGCTGAACGCTATGCGGGAATTCGCCATGACATCAACAGCATTACCAAGATCCTAAAACAAGTTGGTCTTGCGCTGATTGCTGGAATGGCGGCGATTTTGGCAAAACTGGTATTCCACGGATGAACTTTGGCGAACTGATAAAGATGCTGGTGCCTGTCGTAATAACCGCGATTGTGTGGTTGTTGGGACAAGTTTCCTCGTTTCAGTCTCGCCTAATCAATATCGAGTCGAAAATGCCTGCATTGATTACTAATGAAGGCGTGCCGACCGATAGCCCTTTATCCGCTGAAAAGCGCCATCAAATGAAGGAAGAAATCTACAAAGATATTCACGACCTTCAGGTGCGCGTAAAACTGATGGAAGAGAGGGAGCGCAAATGATTACCCTGCTTTCGACCTTTGTTTCATTTCTGGCCGGTGGCCTTCCCAAGCTGCTAGGCTTTTTCCAGTCTCGCGCCGACAACGCGCACGAACTGGAAATGGCTCGCCTTCAAAACGAGCGTGAACTGGCACTAGCGGCGCAGGGCTATGCGGCACAACAAAAGGTTGAGGAAATCCGGTCTGACCAGATCGCAATGCAGACGCAGGCAGATACTCAAGCTGCGCTGCTGTCCCATGACGTAGAGATCGGCAAGGGCGCATCAACCTGGATTATCAATCTTCGCGCCAGCGTCCGTCCTGTAATCACTTATATTTTCGTTCTGGAACTGGTCGCCGTTAATGCGGTTGGGTTTTGGTACGGCTATTACACCGGAACGCCATTCGGGGAACTGCTGACTCGGGTGTTCTCGGACGATGAAATGCAGATTCTTTCATCTATCGTAGCGTTCTGGTTCGGGACTCAAGCCTTCCAAAAGAAGTGAAAACTGGCGAAAAAGGCATATCCCTCATCAAACGGTTCGAGGGATGCCGTAAAAGGCCCTACCGCTGCCCTGCGGGGCTTTGGACGGTTGGGTATGGCACAGTCCTATACCCTGAGCAAATTCGCCTGAAACTGGCTGATAGGCCGTCCTACGCGCTTCGGCCTGAACACGACAAGGTATTTTCGCAAGATGAAATTGATTCGTATTTGCGTTCAGAACTTGACGCGACTGAGCGAGGCGTGGCCCGACTTTGCCCTCGGGCTACTGCTAATCAAGCAGCATTCGATGCTTTGGTCAGTTTTGCCTATAACTGTGGCTTGGGGGCATTACAGCGTTCCTTGATTCGGACTTCGTATAATCGTGGCGATATAGAAGTTGCTGCGGATGCATTTTTGCGTTATACGCGAGGTGGCGGCAAAGTGCTGCCTGGGCTGGTAAAACGGCGAGAAGCTGAAAAAAGGCTGTTTTTGTCATAGGGGCGAACGTGCGCCGTTACGGTTATTAATACAAAGCTGCCGGAAATGCATCCCGATCTAATAAAGGTCTTTTGGGATCCCGAAGAAGGGGCTGCGTATCTGTCCTGGCTGCGAAAACGTGGCTGAGGGACTAGGAATCGAACCTAGATTCACAGAGTCAAAGTCTGTTGTCCTACCTTTGGACGATCCCCCAATCTTAACCAAAAAGTTCCCAATTACGAAAGGAAGTTTCTCCGCTCCATCGTCTCGCGGAAGCGTGAGATTCAATTCTGTCCATCATTACTAACGCCCTTGCCCATTTACTTGAGGGAACGTAAGGACCTGACCACGCCTTATCTATTCCAATATTACGGGCAACATTGCATGAATCTGCGGATGCCAAAGGAAGTCTCGAAAAACAATCAGGATCCAGCATCCTGAGTCCATGAAGTTTTACACGCGGCATTCCATCACTATCGCAAATCATATCCATCACTTCTGCCATTCGCCCCCACCATTTAGGGTTGTTTGGCGTGTCATATTCGCCAGAACTTCCAAGTGCAATTCGAGCAAACTTTTTTGAAAGCCAACTTAATCGTTGCAACGGTTCGTGTAAATGATACACAGGAACAGAATATTCCGATCTTATCGGCCATGATCTAATCAAATCATCATTTTGCTCTGCGGTTCCATCAATTACGTCAGGAATAATGCACCATTCAACGGCTGGATGCTTTAGCCACAAATTTGCCCATTCAACATAGCCAGCAAAGTCATGTGGCTTTTGTTGTTTCCAGGCGGAAAAAGCGCCGTTATCTAGTATGACTGATTGGCATATTTCTGCTGCCTCCGCAATTTGCGAAGGATGCTCAAAAGAAACCAACGCATGACGTCCACGCATTGCTTTTAACATGTCTGCGGTAGGTGTCATTGGAAGCCCGTGATAATGAATCATTTAACGTGACTCCACCGACTGCCTTTTAAAACATTTTTTATTGCCCATTCTGAAACTCCAAATCTTTCTGCTAATTTTTTATTAGAAAGATTTTTTCTAACTTTAGATGCTTTTCGAATTGTTTTTACCGCTGCTTCCGTCAAAATTCTATTAGACATTAAGATAACCTTAACATCTTAAACAGGTATTTTTGCTGATCCAAAAGCACTTGTGCAGGACGCTTTACGCTGTAGTCCGGCGGTGGCAATACGGTCGGATCTTTGAAAAATTCTTTTAATAGGCGAATTACTTTTTGCATACCCGCATCACTCTCTGGTTACGTCCCGAAAAACCCTTGCGCGAAGCCCCTGTAACTTCAATACGCCCCAACTGCAAAAGGCGGCGATAGCGAGGAGTAACAGTATTGCTATGTAGATGAGAAAGAACGCCGCAAACATCGTCGGAAATGCAACCATTTTCACCAAATTTCGCAATGGCTGCATAGACTTGATCCTCAACGTAAACGTGATCCAGTTCCGCAGCAGCCATGACGCTAGTATGCGGGTCAGTTTTACGAAAGAACTTCCAAAACATTACAGCATCTCCAGTTTATAGAGTTCCGCAATCGTTCGTGCCATTCCCTCAAAATGCGCCAGCCGTACATAGTCACGCTCCAGATCCATGTGCGAGCGACGGTCAATCGCATCGTGGCATGAGGAACAAGCCCAAGCCCCTATGAGGTCGGGTGACTTCATACCCATGCCAGATATCCCAAGCAATCTGATATGCGCCAATACGACCGTATCTGGGTTGTGATTGCATATGTCAGGCAGTCTGACCATGCATGGCTTGCCCTTTGCCAGCTTCCGCAAGTTCATTCTTTTTGCTCCGATACTTGTGCATTACGCGGTACGGATGAGGATTTTTGTGCTGTCCTCTTTTTATTCAAGATTGTCCATGCTGTTGCAGCCACAGCAGAAACTTGTCCGTTTCCAATGGCTTTAAGTCTGTCCACCCTGGCGGCCACCCCATCAGCCACTCGACCCACGTTGGGTTCAACGCGCCAGAACTCTCCGACACAGATTGGTTTAAAGAGATTTGTTTCCCTTTCTCCATTCTGCGCTGAACTGCTCCGCTGGACAGGTTGCCCCGGTCCCTGTTGTCGCTGGCTTGAGGTGTCGGAAACCTCCGCATTTGTACTGTCGCAGCTAAAGTTGGTGTTTTGCGGTTGAACTCTGATGGATATGCCATTTCCTTTGCGTTGTGCGCTGTCGGCGTAGGCCATTTCGCTTGGACTGCGATTGCCAAACTGGATGGAGTGCCCCTCACTTTTATAGATCGGTTCATTTCTCGTTGAGAAGCCTCTGGTGTTAATGTTGCATGATTCGCCATTCCGCAAGTTGGAGTGGGCCATGATCCAGATTCTGTCTCGCTGGTGCGGCGCTCCCACATCGGCTGCTCCCAACACTCCCCATTCCGCATCGAACCCCATCTCGGCCAGATCTCCAAGGACTGTTCCCAGTCCTCTAGAAGTGAGCATTGGGCTGTTTTCCACATAGACGTAGCGCGGTCGTATTTCGCCAACGATGCGAGCCATGTGTTTCCACATTCCTGATCGTTCACCTGTGATTCCGGCTCCGCGTCCTGCGCTACTAATGTCCTGGCACGGAAATCCTCCAGATACGACATCAACAATTCCTTGCCACGGCTTTCCGTCAAAGGTTTGAACGTCATCCCAAATCGGGAAAGGCGGGAGAAATCCGTCATTTTGTCTGGCGCACAATACGCTTGCTGGATACGGCTCCCATTCGACGGCGCAGACGGTTCGCCATCCAAGGAGTTTTCCCCCAAGTATTCCTCCACCAGCGCCTGCGAAAAGAGCCAACTCATTCACCTTTCCTCCTATTCGCGCAGATTGTGCGGTACAGGTCGATCAAAATGCGCTCAGTCTCACGCTTGTTAGCAAATCGCGTATATACGGCAATCGATTCAAAATATTCGGCCTGCGCGTCAATCACGCTTTGATGCGTGTCTGCAATCGCAGTCCGTTCGGCAACCGTACCCTCTGAATGCAGGAATACGGTTTGCTTAACGGTCTTACACTTGACCTCTTGCCGTTCCATATCGGCCTTAGCCTCGGCGGCTGGCAGATCGGACTCTGCCAGATACCGGAGGGCCTTTTCTACGCGCTCCTCGCTAATCATTAGAAAGGCACTTCATCGCCAAACGGATCAGGATCAACCTGGCGCATAGGCGGCACCACCACTTGCGGCGGTTTCTGCTCGATCTCAGGCTTCAGCGAGACATTCAACGAAAGAAACGTAGTTCCTTTCTTTGACTGCTTCTTCCAGCCTGCGATGTTGTATTGGATTCCGTTGACATCCAGAGAGCCGGAATAGTCTGGCGACTTTTCGGTTTTCTTCTGGCTATTCACAAACAGAACGCCACGGTTAGTGTTGTCGTACTCGGTCACAGCTTAGCCTCCTTCAAGGCGGTTACTTTGTCATCCAATTCCGTAAGGAACTTCTTAACTTCGGTTTCCAGCATTGCAATCATTTCGTTGTCGCGTTTAACGCGAATTACCAGCAAACGCAGGTTTTCCGGCAGGCGGGGATCGTAAGCAACGAAATCGCACCATTCTTTATTAGCGCAGGCCATCTGCCATTGCATTTGATACAAATACTTCTGCGGAACGGTCTTATCCAGTATGTAGTCCAGCATCGTCGCCGTGTTCGGACACTTGATCTCGACCATGCCATCATCGTTTACCAGTCCGTCAGGGCTTGCGCCTGACATCAGGATTGTAGGGTGGTGAATAAACCCGACTTCCTCGACCAGTTCGCCAACCTTGGCCTCCCATGCGGCCCTGGCTTCCGGTTCTTTGTCGATACCCCATTGCATAGCGTCGTTGGTAAACGAGGCTTCCTTGACGCCTGTGAGGCGCTCAACGACAAGTTGCGCCATGTAGTTTGCGCGGCTGGCGCTGTAGCCCGTCTTGGTCTTGGCAACGACATCCGCAATCTTGGATGCCGTTACCTTGCCCAAGCGCACCGCAAACCAATCTTCGGTACGCTGTTCCATTACAGTTCCTTCTTGCGAGCAGTAAACGCATCAGCACAAGCAATGCGATCCGATTCCGGCAGCGACTTGTGCAGCGCCTTTAGATCATCAATTAAGGTGCATTCTGCAATCTTCTTGAGCAATTCAGGGTTGGCCTTGGGCGTTTCCTTAACATGACGCGCCTGGGCGGCTTCGGCATCGTCATCAATCTGAGCAAGGCCGACAATCGCAGCCAGCGCATAGCGACGGGCATATGTGATTCCGCTGCCCTGTGCTTGAGGGCCGTCATCTTTTGCTTTGACCGGCAAAACACCGCTAATCCATTGGCCGCTGCTGTGGGCCAGCGTGGTGCGAACAACAACCATTGCATCAAGCACGGCAGTAGTCTGAATAACGCTCAACCCGTTTTCGGTAAGCTGCTTGCGGCAGGCGTCCCAGCATGATGCAAGGTCGGCATAGCTAGACTTAAAGAATGGGTTTTTGCTGTCCTTGAGAGCGCCCGTAATCTGTGCCTGCGCCTTAGAAAGCGCAGTTGCCAGTTCGTTGATTGATTCACTTTGCATTGTCGTTGTCCTTTAGATCGTCTTTGATAGCAGCGTCTTGTTCAATCCACCATTCAAGGTGTGCGTCTTCCCAAGCACGTTCCATAGCTTCTTGGTACTCGGCCTCGTCTGCCTCTGGCAGTAAGTTTTTGATCCAGCCCATTACCATTCCTCGGGATAGAAAGCTGCGTAAATAAGAATTGCGACGCTGAAGGGGGCGGCAATCATTGCCAGGAATACGATGAACTCCATGTCACACCTCGCAATTGCAGTACTGGACGCCGTTAGGCAACGTCCCGCCTTTGCCCCAGCACTTTGTGCAACGGCCCTCGGCTTTTGCGGCAATCATTTTTTCTGCAAGCTGAATTAGAAGGCCAGACAAGGCAGCTTCAGCTTGTTCGGATTCCATTTCGCGGCGATACCGCCAATCCGATTCAGGATCAAACCATGTTTTGCGCGTAGTCATTGTCGTTTCCTTTCTGTGGATCAACTCGACGGAAATGACTTTAGGGAAACTTTAGCTTTGTGTCAACACTTTTCCCCCAAAAGATTTGCTTTGACTTTGGCCCCAAAGCGTGTATTTTGTGGAGGGTTTGACACTTTGGAGGACAAATGGATCAGGACCGATTGAACGCAAAGAATGCCGGTTCAAAGACTTATGACGGCAAGCCCTGCCAGCACGGCCACGGGACGCAGCGGTATGTCTCGACTGGCGGCTGTGTGGAATGTGGCCGCACGTCTGCCCTGGCCGCCTATCACAAGCGTAGGACGCGCCTCCTGACCGTTCCGACTCCCTCGGAGCCTGCTATCGTCATGCCGTAAGGTCTGATATGTTCTGATTGCGGCTAGGTTGATCCCCGAAAACCCGTTTCCGACCGGGCTGCCGCAATTCTCAAAGTCGGGTTGTTCTACGGAGGAGCAATGTCACAACCATTCATGCCTCTTTTCTTTGGCGATTTCCTCGCCAGTACGCCGACATGGGACGGCGAAGAAAGGGCGCTTTATCTATTGCTTTTGGCTTATCAATGGTCTGCCGGACCATTGCCGGATGATGTCCGTAGGCTGGCCCGAATGGCCGGTTACGAATACGAAAAATTTGAGTGCCTTTGGCTAAACGTCGTGCGCTCAAAGTTTGATGCCACAAGCGAAGGATTGGTCAATCCTCGCCTTGAGGATCACCGCCAAAAGGCTTTGGCGATATCCAAAAAACGCGCTGAACTTGGGAAAGCTGGTGCGGCTAGACGATGGAAAGCAGATGGCAATAGCCATAGCAATAGCCATGATTTTGCCAATGGCAAATCGATGGCATCCATACCATACCAAACCATAAATACATCTATACAAAAAAAGAAGAAGCCTTTGGCCCCTGCTTTTGAATCGTCAACAATCGATGGACTGAATCAAGAAGCGTGGAAAGCTTGGTGCGACTATAGATCCGCAATCAGCAAGCCCCTAAAGTCCGTAAGTAAGCCAGCCGCAGCAAAACAGCTTGCAAAGTATGGCCATCAGCAAATGGCTGTGGTTGAACAATCTATCGCTAACCAATGGCAGGGACTGTTCCCTTTAAAGGGCGCGACAACGATGGCGGCTCAAAAAGAATCTCAATTTGACAGGTTCATGCGGCTGAATGGCGGCAACCAAAAGGTGATTGAACATGAATGAAACGCGTATAGACGCCGTATGGCGTCATATGGGCCAGATGTTCGGGGTGGATGTCCTGGTACGGAAGTTTGGCGAAGTCCCCCCAGAGGACTGGCAGAGACTTGTAAATAGGCTTTCTGATTACGAACTGCAAAAAGGTATGCGTCGGCTGGCAAATAGCGGCAGAACTTTCCCGCCTTCATTGCCAGAATTTTTGAAGATGGCGCACGAAGTTGGCGGGGATTACCCAGGCGACGAGCGTTACAACCCAAAGCAAATTGCCGCGCCGACAAACAATATGGACGGATGGGATGCGATGGCGGGGCTTAAATTGTTGGGCTACATCGCACGCCGTGCAGGAAAGCGCGAATACTTTGATGGGGAGACAACACAACCGCTAGTGGATGCTAAAAACCTTTGGGCTGAAGAAATGCGCGAGCATCAACGCAATGGCACGATGCCGCCAGACAACGGAAAGGCATTTTGGGGTGAGTGCTTTCGTAATGCCGAATTGGCGATCAAATACATCCGTGATACGCGCGGAAAGGCTTTTGAATGCTGACTTCCCGCCCTTGGAGCCAAGAAGACCGTCTGAAGTTGATTGAGGTCTACGCGACCATTCCGGTGGCCGAATTAGCGGTCCAGTTTGGCCGGTCTCAAAGGTCGATTGCGTCTCAGGCGTACAAGTGGCGGCTAAAGCAAGATCCGGCACTTAAGTCGGCGCTTGGCAAAAAAGCCCACCCGCGTGACAAACCTCGTGGATTGTATCGCTATTGGAACAAAGCTGACCGCGATTTGGCGATGAAACTGTATCCGACAACGCCTACGGTAGAGATAGCTGCCAAGTTTGGCAGGTCTGTGCGGTCTGTACGGTACTTGGCAATTCGGCTAGGCAAAAAGAAGTTGACATCCTCAAAGGCAAAGCCTCAAAGTGTAGATGATGAAAGTTGGAGACTGGGTAACCCTAAAGGGTAAAAAGACTAGGGCCAAAGTAACGAAAGTTTTGGATTTACCGCATCGCCAGAACAACTGGGACGGGTGGGTGGAAATCAGTCCGGCTTTGGGAGGGTTTACGAGATGGTCTATCGACGATTTGGAGCCTGTTGTGCGCTGGTCGCCCTCCTGGGCTGCGATAACGACAGACGAATTCCCGAAACAACTTTAACGGATGCTGAGATTGCCCTGCATATGCAATGTCATGACAAGCGCGGGTTGACGGCATACGCCAGAGACGGAAAAAGAACTTACGTTTCGTGCTACCAAGGGAAGAAACGAATATGGATCGTCAAACTGTGAAAACTCGGGAGCAAGAGTTAGAAGATTTGCTGCGCGATGCGGTGCGCTTTCTGCGCGACCGTGGGACGTATTACTACAACACGCAGCGCCGTGGCGTTGCTGCTGACCTGGTGGACAGAATTGAAAAAGCAATCGGTTACTAAGTACGGCGGGAAGGAAGCGTGGACGGAAGATCAAATTCAGTTCACGCTCAAAAACATTGGCCCGATGACGTTTGTTCAAGTTGCCGAACATATCGGAAAAACTCCTGATGCAGTTCGTAACTGGGTGCGCCGGTATGATGACGTGAGGCTCGGGCGATGAGCGAAGAAGAAATCAAAAAGATCATTGAAGCCGCCGGAAAGGAATGGAGTTACGGCAGGGGCGATATGAACAGCTATCTGCGGATCATCATTCGGTTGACTGCGGAAAAAGCATTATCCGAGCGCGATGCGGCGGTGAAAGATGCGGAAAGGTATCGCTATTTACGGAACCGAGATAGAACGGCTGTCCTTGAAACTAAAGGCCCAGCCGCAGGCTGCTGGATCGACTGCGAAACGGATGACAAGCTGGTGCTGCTTACCGGAGACGATGCGGACGCCGCCATCGACGCGGCCAAGGGGGAAGCATGACCGACATCGTGGAGAGGCTGCGTGAATACGGTGATTTTTACGGAGCCAACTTGTGTATTCAAGCCGCCGACGAGATTGAGCGGCTGCGCGGCGAGGTTGAGTCTTGGAAGCACAGCTACAAGCTGCTGGACGAACGGCGTGAGCAAGTGGAAGCCGAGCGCGATGCGGCTGCTCTCGCTTTGAAGTGGGTTATTAAAAATTGCGTGTATCAAGACGTAGACGGACTTTACGGATCGCCGTGCGATTGTTGCGCAGTGCCGATTGAAATACCGCCTGAATACAAAGCCGCCATCGACGCGGCGCGGGAAGAAAAGTGAAATACAACAGCCATTTCGAATTCCAGCGGATTTGCTATAAGTGTAAGAAAAGCAGAATCCTTCGG